TCTCACGACCAACAACAAGGCAGCAATTGCAAAAACAAAATATGTCCAATCTTTTGCTTTTTCTGCAAATGTCGGTTCTTTAATTATTATTTTTTCCACAGGAACTTCTTTTGTGATAAAAATTGTGTCTCCCTCACACTCTCCCGTTAAATAAACAACACTATCAGTTTTGATGTATTTTATTTTAATTCTGTCCTTTTCGACAATTATGGTGTCAGCTGAAACACTACTATTAAAAGACGTGTCAACACTTATTGTCTCGATTTGTATTGTGTCAGAAACAATTATTGTGTCAATTTGTTTTTGTAGTTCTGGAAATTCTTGTGTTAAATCATAGATTTTTTGTTCGGCTTTTTCTACTTTACATTGCCGAGTTGTGCAACATGAAGTTAGAATAAAACTCACAATTATTATGATTATTTTTTGGGACATTTTCCTTGTTGACAATTTTCACAATCTTTGCAACATTGACATTCGTTTGATGGTCTCTTTGTTTCTCCATAAATGTAACCAATAACAAATGGTGATAATGCAGCAAAATAAGCAGCAAACTCACTCATATTTGTCATGTAAATAATCCCAAGAACACCAAACATTAGCCACGCTAACATCATAAAAATTGTAATTGAGAAACGTTTTGATTTAATGTAATTTTTCATAGTTTAATTTTTTAAAAACCATTGTAATGGTTTGGATTTTCTTTGTAAACATTTTTGTCATCAATTCCTAATTCACGACACAAATTTGGAACGAAAAAACATGGACAAGATTTTTTCGAAAACTGATTGTGACCAGCAATCAATAAATCTGGGTGTCTCAAAAGTTCGTGTTTTAAGTAAATTTCTAACGTCTTTTTTTGTTCGTTTGTCATAGTGTTTTTTGGGTCTTTGTTTTTGTCAAGTCCCCCAACATAACAAACGTGTTTTGAATAAGCATTAATTCCTTTAACACCCCAAGTCATTTCAGAGTGTTCGATGTAATCGTCATAAGGATTAGTTCCTTCTGCAAAATGCATATTATGAAGTGCTCCGTCAAGTGTAATCAAATCAGAATATCCAACACGAGACCAACCACGACCCGTTTTTCCCATGTGCCATTCTTTGATTTGTTCTGGTTTGATATTAACTCCCTCTTTTGTTGCTGTGCAATGAATAACAAGATATTTGTAATTAGCCATTTTATTTTCTTTTTACTAAATCTATTATTTTGTTCAATTTGTTTTTTACTTCTTGCATATTATCTGCGTTTTTCTCATGGTGTTTCTCGAATGTTTTTTTAACTTCTCGAATACTAAAAAAAAAGAATTGATAAAGTGCATAAAAACAACCAACTAACAAAACCAAGGTCACACCATATCTTTCAATTAAATCGAACACTTCCATTTTTAATATTTTTCCATTTTATTTTTTAGTTTTTAACTTTTGTTGAATTGTCTGTCTTTTAGACATCAACTTTGATGTTTCGTCCTCACTTTCACGAACTTTTTTCTTTTTAAGTCTTTTGTCAATTATATTAATTTGACTTAAATATTCTAATCTTATTTTGTTTTTGCCGTTTCTTTTACTCACTTTTGTTCCAATTTTTAATTTCTTTTAACACTTTAATTGAAGTCCAAATTATTGCCACAGTATATGACAGAAGTTTTAAACCAAGTTCAAAATCTGTCATTGATATTCCTATTGCTCCCGCGTTTAACATTATTGTCATCGGACAAATTCTTTCATATATTCCCATCATTTTTTCCATTTTTATTAAGTTCCTAACAATATATTTGTGTTCAAGTTAAACGTGCAAGTCTCCTCGCCTTCTACAACAAACGCTGTTATTATTATCATTTCATTAACCCCTAAATTTTCACTCCACCTTTCACACGTCACAAAACTTTCACTTGCAAAACAAACAGGAGACGTGTTTCCTAATAACGTTATTTGGTGAAAAGCAGTTTGACAAACATCGAGTGTCGCAGGTGAAGGACTTGGTGCTGGACAATCGTATTTCACACGATACATATTAAGACGAATTATGCCACCCGCTCCCCATAACCAACCATTCCAACCTTTTAATAACGCGGCAGTTGGATTGTTCCAAACAGAACACGAAACCATATTTTTTGGTGAAATTGTTGTGATTGTTGGTGAACCTAAATTAACTGTAAATTTGTGTTCACTATTATATTGTGCATTGGAAAGTCCCCATTCTGTCCCGTAAGCAATTGAACCATACGCCTCAATATTTTGTGACATGATAAGTGATTGAGAATAAACAGGTATGTTTAAAACACCCGCACCACTTAATGTTGACGCTCCTGACGTTCCCGTTGTTGTTAACGATGTAACTACACCACCACCACCTCCACTGTCTGCCACCCATTCTAAATTTCCACTTGAATTTTTAGTCAATTTAGTTGAATTTGCAGCCGTTGAAAAATCTTTTGGTTCGTGTAATTGGTCGTTTGAAAGGTCTTTGTGTAAATTGCTCATAATTATTGTTTTTTAGTTTTTTTGTTTTTATATGTAAATTTTATGACCATTTCTGTTCCTTCTCCGTCTGTTTGTGTCACATACAAAACACCGTTTTCGTGTAATTCCTCCATTTCTTTTTGAGTAAAGTCATATTGATGGTCATATTCTATGTCATTATATTTTTTATCTCCGGATCCGGTTTCGTCTTTTTTATCCCATTGTGATTGACAAACGGCAACTCTTTGACTAACGTTTGGAAACTCACTTTCTGCAATACTATCTGACATGCATCGTGAAATAAATTCTGATTTCGTTTCGTCTGTTTTTGGTTTAGGTAAAGGCATAGTTTAGTAAATTATCATTCCATGAGTTTTTGAAACAATCTTGTTTTTATTACATAACAAGTCTGCGTCTGTGCTATCTGCATATTCTGGAAACTCATTTGAATTTTCGTCTAAAAATTTAACCATTTGTTCTGTAAAAACATTTGCTTTTCGATAAGTGTCTTGTTTGTAAACGTTCAAATCTTTTGCTGAAACAACGTTTGAGAACTCAGGTATATTATGAACAATCCCACTTGATGTTGATTGATTTTGAATGTCCAAAATTAACTCAAATCTTGTGTAAAATGCTAATGTCGGCTTAATCCAATCTGTCATCAAAACAGTTTCTTCTGCTGTTTCTGTCCCTGCGTCAAAAGCGTCTTTTAAATGAATGTAAAAATCACGTCCTAATGGTTCCATAATATGTGCAACTTCTGCTAATTTTCTAATTTCAGCTGTAATCAAACTTGTGTCGGTGTTTCTATTAGTAAAAGCAAGATTTATGACTTCTTGTTCTGTCATAAATGGAGCGTCTGCCATGTAATTTTCTGTGATTGCCATTATTTTGTTGTTTTAGAAGTTAAAAAAATATCTCCTCCTTCCATGAATTCAAAACCTAATAATTCACGTTGTTCATTAACAGTTAAAACAGATGAAGGAGCAATGTCTGATAAATATGAAATTGGTGGTTCATAAACAATCTGTAAGTCTGTTGTTTCAAGTCCTGAATTTTCTGTTATTACTTTTTTAATCTTTGTCAAAACAACTCCCTCAACATCTTTAATAATCGTTCCCATGACCATCTCCCAAGCAACTCTTATTTCAGAACCTGTGCTACTTAATTTTCCTGAACTTACAATTCCTGACATCGCTGGTTGCCATCTGTGTGCTGTAATTATGTTTTGTGAAGTTAGTTTTTGAAGTTCCATAAACGACCCATCTGCATTGTCGTTTAACATAGTAATATTTGCTGGTGACGTATCACCATTTTTCACTAAAAATAAAATCTTTGAATTGTTTCCTTGACCAGTCCATTTTTGTTGTGCTTCTTTGACTAATGTTTCTGCTTCCATTTCACCCATATCACCGTTGATTTCAACAATACAACTCGGAGTAAAATTATTCTCAAATTTTGTTAAATTATACTTTTGCAAATGATTATCAATTCCAATCCACTCTAACGCGGCACAAAAATCTGGGAGACCATAATAATTAAATGTTGGTTCATAATCTTTAAATTGTAAAATTGACGTGTTGTTTTCAAAATTTGGATAAATTGGAATAATAACTTGGTCTTTTTTTGTTGATTGATATTGAGACCAATCTGGGTGAATATAAATATATTCCTGGTCTTTTGAAACACGACATTTTGTTGCGTCGATGTGATACTC